GAACTCGAATGCAACAAGCCGGAAAATCAATGAGAGAGAAGGTTAAAGTGTATAGAGGTATTAAAGGAGAACGTATAACAGTGGCTGAAAAGCAGAACAAAGGTAAGTCCTTTGTATGTTCTCCCAAGTACGGGTCATTGACCTTCTGGAAGAACGTAGACTTTTGGCAATCGGTTTTACTATATGTAGGGATGATTGTGTTGTTGTACTGTTTTGGAATGTTAGCAGGGTTAAAATAAAGGAGACATAGATGTCGCATGAACGTAATAGGAATAGAAGAAGGAGAGCAGGAGTATTAAATCCTACTCAGAGAGCAGACTTAGGATGGGAAATGCTCCAGGCGTATAGGCACGAGGATAAAACTCTAAGGCCATCATGGGAAGAACATAAAAGAAGGTTCTTTAAGTTAAAAGGATTACAGATTATAGATCTAAAGTAGTTCCCGAAGGGCAAAAAATCTGAAAAGCACCATGCCGCTCTGTATAAACCATGGGAAAACATAGTAAAAACTATATAGAATGTACAGATTATTACGTGGTTCTAAATAAAAAGCATGTGAAAATAATGAAAACGTCGTGCTGAGAGCGCGAAACCGTATATAGATACATGTATAAAAGAGTTCCCTTTCTCTAGAAGGAACTAACTAGAAACGGGAACTTCTTAAATGGGAACTAATCTGCAATATAGAAATGAAAAGGGAACTAATTGAAATGGGAACTATCAGAAAAGACCCCCGGGGGGAACACTTCTATAATTGATATATGTTAAAGATGATAATAGCTGTAGTGATCGGAGTATGGATCTCTGACTGGATTGCGGTTCTACTATACTCTCTCTTAGGTGCGACTGCCTTAATGGTTGGTTGTGCCGCGGTAGTTTAAAAGGGAACTACTTCAGAAGGGAACTAATCCGAAAAGGGAACACCTGCGAAGGGGAACTATTTCGAGAGGGAACTTCTCAAAAAAGGGAACTAGTCTGAGCGGGAACTATCTCAGTACTCAGACATCACTTATATTATATGACAGTTCCCTTTTTGGTGCCGGGGGAACTTCTGCGAATATCAGCAGGGTCCAGATTAATTATATCACAGTTCCCTTTTCAGGAACTGTTTAGCTCCCCCCATAGTTCCCCAACCCTATAGGCTCTGTGCCCCCCGGCAGCGTACATATATTATATCGGAGTTCCCTTCCGCGGCAGCTTCCGCGGCAGTTGGGAACACTCTTATAATACTAGCATGCAAATAAAATACATCATCGATTACAAGGGCTACGGCGACTTTTTCATCCTCACTAATACGCGTACTGGTGAGTGCATCGACATTACTAGAGAGCAAGCAGAGGATTACTGCCATACTTGCGATACTCATATGACGATAAAGGCTGATGTGAGTCTTCGATCAGAGCCGCAAGTCGAGGTGAAACGCCCTCTAGGCTATTCCGTCCGCTGAATTATTCCGGAACTGTACTATAATAGTGGTATGAGCAATATTACACTTACCGACGATCTTCGCAATCACGTTAACGCTATCTGTGCTAAGTCTAAGGCTTGGGCCGAGGCTGCACCCGAGGGAGAGTTCCGCGGGTATAGTTCCTACGATGAGCAGGATATCATCTTCTACTGCGAGCACTATACCAAGGGCGAGCGCTGCCTGACTCCTGCCGAGTGGGATCAGACTAAGGCCTGGGAGGAGTACTATGATGCTCATAAGTCCGCATACGGCATCCGCCCTCGCTGGACGAACTGGCAGGATGAGTCGGCCGAGGAATGGGATCGCATGTCCTCGGACTGCTACGCTCAGGCGCGCGCCGACTACGAGCTCGAGCAGGTGAAGAAAGAAGCAGAGGAGTCATACGAGTACGAGGCGCCCGCTCCGATCGCGAACGGCCTAGACATCGCCTAGCCGGAACTGTGCTATAATATAGATATGAAAAATCCAACAACACCATCCGTCCCTTCCGCTCGCACTCTCACTCTTGACGATATCGATCAAGCTGTGTCCACTTTGAATGCCATCGCTAAGGATGGTGCCATGTCCGTTTGCTTCCGCCGTGTGGTTGAGCAGCGCTTTAATCCGGAACTTATTACTTTGATTCGTAACATGCATGCCGACAGTGAGGACTTCTGCGATAAGCTTCGTCCTTTCTTTGCTGATGTAGAATAGATTTCATATAGTATTGTTTGTTGAGAAGGTTCCCCGTTTCTAGATGAGGCGGGGTTCCTCTATGAACGAACCGCTAGCAGAGAGACCCGCGCTGAGAGAGCACGCCATTATAATTCTCTGACTATAGAGTTCGGATTTTAGATATTGGGAACCCCATGCTACAAAAATTTTTTTAGCGCGCGGAACTTCTCTATATATAGAAGGGGAACTATTCGATATTAATATCCTTATCTGGGAATTTGGTTCCTCTTTTAATTACTTTAACATCTAGTGTTCCGGGTTTAAAGTGTTCCTCTATTATATCAGTTATTAGAGTATGTTCCAGATCGTTCCTACATGTATAGGCATCGATGCTAATATAGCCGCGGTATGGGAACGTATGCATAGATATATGAGACTCTGTTATTACTGCAAATGCTGTATAACCTCCTTTATCTTTCTCACTTACGGCTTCCGCTTTGTATACAACGGGAACATTCATAAGCTTCATATTACAAGCATGTACTATATCATATATACAGTCTTTTATATTTTGTCTATTAGATAAGGAACTAAAACTACAATCATAACAATCTATAATAATATGGTCTCCAAAATGGCTCATACATTATTATATCATAGTTCCATGCACTATAGAGTAACTTCGCCGCGTTCCAATATAACTTGTCTGTTACGTAGTTGCTCTTCAGCAATGTCACCTTTTGATTTACCGAAGTATTCTACGGCATAGCTATTATCGACCATATACTGATTAACATTAACATCGTCTACAATAAGCTCTCCTAAGATACGGCCGTACTTACCCCTACTATCATCAGCTTTAGTCTGTAAGACAATCTTAGCACCAACAGGGCAGAAGGATAGTATCTTGTCTTTAGCGAGATTACCAAACACCTTTTCTACTTTGTCAGATGTTCTAGACTCAGGCGTATCAATGCCGTACAATCTAATACGCTGATTACGTAGCCATACTTCAAATCCTAAATCGATATCTACATCAACAGTATCACCGTCGACCACTTTTGTTATAATTGCTTTATATTGGTACATGTTATTACTTAGTTAAAATTATTGTATCGTAACCATTTTTATCGCATGTTTTATGAAGAGAGACATTCATACCTATTTTCTTAGCTATATTAAAATAGAATTCTGGTTTATAATGGGATAGTATCTCTAATGCCCATTCACTTTGAAAGAAAGGACTATCAGCTTTCTCTAGCATTTTACCCATAGACTCGTGTATTACAATTGTATTAACGCTATTCTTTAACTTAGATAGAATGTTTAATATGTCCTTTTCATTAAAGCATTTTAAAATGTCTTTACATATACATACGTCGTAGTTCTCATAATTATGAGTTAAAATATTATCTCCTATATATTTAATATCTTTATATTTTTGAATTCGATCTATTGTATCCGGTAAATCTAAAACTGTAAAATTTAAACTATTATCTATTTTTTTAAGACTATCAGATAATGAACCTGAACCACCTCCGATATCTAATATTGAGCCTTTTAAGTAGTCTTTAGCTACATTAAAGAAATAAGGTGTCTGATACTTTGTTACTATGTCTTGAAACGTTAACCATATATTAGCAAAGTTACCATCGCCCCAGAACTTCTCTACTGTATCTTGCTTAGTATCAGGTACATATGATATATCTAGAAAATTTTGCTCAAATCTAGATTTTAAATAGATAATAAATATATCTCTATACTTCTCGATATCGGATTTAAAATCTGATTGAAAAATATCACTATATTCTAGTATACCATTAATCATTATATTTTGTTTATAACCTTTAATATAGTATGCGTGTAGCGCTCGTGATACGATTTCATTATTACAATATTTGTTAATAAAGTCTATATACCCGAACATACATATAATTACATATATATAAAATATTATCCAATATTCATTGATATTAACCGTATAATTATTAAATATTCGTATGACAAAAGATACTCTAAAACAATTATCCAAAGACGCACTCGAAGAGCTAGGCCGTACTAAAGGTATCGAGCTCGATAAGAGATATTCAAAATCTAAATTAGTAAAGGAGATTGCTGCTGTATTCGCCATTGAAGAAGCTGAAGCAGTATATCACGAAGACGATACTAATAAAGATGGGGTCATTTCTGCAGAAGAAGCCGCAGCAGCTGCTAGAAAGCGTAGAAGACGTCGCCTAGGATACTGCTAATCATTTCCGCCGAAGAGCGGCATAATGGCCTTCGGCATGGTGCTATGCTGAGATTTTTTTTGCGCCTGCGGCGCGAAGCCTTTAAAATATATGTTACCTTATAAACCAAATCCAACTCTTAATAAGACGTTTTTAGAGCAAACGTTAAAGTATGATGATAGCGGCGAGTTATGTACTGATACTGAAGTACTAGAATATGTTATGATGGAATGGGAAAGACCTATGATGTTAGATATAAGTCGCTACCTATGCGAGGGGAAAGAAGATGTTAAGATTTTAAACGTAGGTTTTGGGATGGGTATTATCGATACATATATACAGGAGTATAACCCATCAGAGCATTGGATAATAGAAGGTCACCCTGATGTATGTAAAAGGATGGCCGACGATGGATGGGATAAGAAGACGGGTGTTAAGTGCTTCTTTGATAGATGGCAAGATGTATATGAAGATCTACCCGAAGATCACTTTGATGCCATATACTTTGATACATATGAAGATCATGAACAGCATTTATTTTCTGACCGCGCTCTTAAGTTAGTAAAAAAAGGTGGTAAGGTAAGTTTCTTCAACGATTTGTTTGTTGATAGTGTTAGCGATAGCGCTGTTACTGATGATATTAAAAAATATTATGGCGATTGGGTACCTGAGAATTTCAAGATGTCTATTGAAAATACATATATCGAGAAGGTTCCGGAGCATAGTAACTATAGTCATGACTTAGCTAAGAATTACTATTTGCATATTATACTGGAAAGATTGTATTAATTGCTTTAAAACTGTAAACATGTAAATATAACATATGAACTATTGTAGTTTAAAAAATTTTATTACGGTTAAAGAGAGAGACGTCTTAGTTAAATACTTTAAGGATGGGATAGAGAGAGGCGAATATGAAACGGGGTGTGATGTATGTGACGTGACAGAGCCAGAGTGGTTTGTTATTAATAGCGGTATTCACGGTCATCACTCGTATGTAAATGATATAATGGAGAGAATTAATACTCATTTTGAAGGTACAGAAAATTGTGTAAATGGTAAACAAGAGCACCAACCTATAATAAATGTAATACCACCAGGTGCAAGAGTTGATCCACATATAGATCGATCTGATGCATTAGATAGATTGGCAGGCAGGGTCGCACATGATGCACCAGACAAAAAAGCTATTACAAAATTTATTGCATTTATTAATAAACCAGATAATAGCAGTAAGTTTTATATTGATAATGTTGAGATAGAGACAGAGGAAACAGAATTAATAATCTTTGAACCGTCAGAAAAGATCCATGAGGTGACGAAGAATTTATCACAAGACCATGTTATAATACTCATATTTGCTAGAATTACGGATATATCAGATCAATGGTTTAAGAGCATACAATAGTTTTTACTTTCCGGAATGAATAAGGAACTACGATATAATAATAGAGTACCTTATGATTGTTATAAAGCTTAAATGTAGTAAAGAGATCCGAGAGAAGTTTAAGAAGCATAAGATAGATAAGAAGAAGTTAGAGAACTATCTAATGTTTATAACTAATAATCTAGTACCTACTAGAAAGTGGTGGAATTATGAGATTATAGTTAAAGGATGTAAAGGTCATGATTCTCAGTACTTCTGGGGAGAAGATGAGATAGAGGTGGCTACGATGTGCCATGACTGTACAAGCGCTAAAGAGCGAAGAGCTTTCTTTCTTAAGAGTCTTGTTCATGAGTATAGGCATTGGGTACAATCACAGGTACAGGGTATATCAGAAAGGCATATTAACTATACTGAGAAAGATGTTAATAACCGTACTGATAATTATTTGAAGAATAAACTCGAGCTTGAATGTGTAGAATGGGAAGCATTAGTAGAGAGATTTATTGACTTAGTATAAATAATATTATGAGAGAAGAGGACAGGAATATAAACGAAGCTTATCTAAATCAAGATGGTATCGGACTATCGCAGCAGCGCGACGATAAGAATCTAAAGTTTAGACCTGAGTATGATATCAATAATAGTAACTATAAAAATTTTAAGGGTATGAACGACGGTGCTAAAGTCAGCGATGCAAGAATGCCAACAGGGCCTGATCTATCCTCTGATGAAGAAAAAGAAGTATCAGGTTACATTTATGACTCTGAGACAACTAATACGACTCCGGAGAATCCTGAAGTAATTGTAGTTGGTATAGGGAGGTATAGATTAGATTCTCTAGAGAGTGATATAAGATCTAGTCTTAAGAACCTTGCAGACGAGTCTACAGTTAATATTATAAGCAAGATAACAACCGAGAGAGCTGTTTTACCTCATAAAGTTAAAGCTTTAGATGAGGTGTTGAAGAAGATGGAGTCACCTGCATATAAGCGGAAGATAACACTTGCAAAGCAGAAAAGATAATATATAATTAATGTATGGTTAAGCTTCCTGTTACATGGGATACTATAGATCTATACGTAGATAATATAATAGAACAAATTAAAGATAAAAAGATCGATACCGTTCTTGGTCTAGCGAGAGGCGGTATGATACCTGCTACTATATTAGCATATAGATTAGGTAATAATAATCTACAACAGTTAGGTGTTAGAACTAGAGATGTAGAAGCTACTCAATTTTATGGTAACCCTGTCTTATTTGGTAATGTATTAGTAGTAGACGATATAAATGACTCAGGTAAAACATTTATTGAAGCTGCTAAATATCTAGACTACCACTTTGATAGGGGCGAAATTAATGATGTTATCTTTAGTGCATGCTCGAAGAGGTATAATACGAAGTGGTCTAATGGTGTTTATGGATCTATTATTGAGAATGATGACTGGCTGGTCTACCCGTGGGAATAAATATTAATAGTGAAGAGTAGAGCATTCCATTTTGAGATTAAAGATATGGTGACGCAGTTTATTGCGGCATTTGATGATATTGTTATAGGTAGATATAATAAGAATAGAGATGAGCTCGATAAGATTGACGTTCGGTATGTATATGCTCCTAAAGAAAGAGTAATGTATGATATTATTAATGAAAATAAAACCATTACATTACCTGCTGTTGCTGTTAGTATAAAGAGTGTAGCGCGAGATACGTCCCGTGTTTTTAATAAGCTCGATGGGTTCTACTACTCAGGTACCAGTGGTGAAGAAAGAACCTCCCGTCATGTTAAACCGCCAGTACCTGTCAATATTAACTTAAGTGTATCTATATTAACGAGATATCAAACAGATATGGATCAGATCCTAAGTAACTTTATACCATTCTCTAATCCCTATGTTGTTATATCATGGAAGGTACCTAAAGATTTTAACCTATCGGTTGATCAAGAAATAAGATCAGAAGTATTATGGGACGGTAATGTAGGTTTAAACTACCCGACAGAATTAAATGCATCTGCTAAAGCAAGAATTACTGCTGATACTTCATTTACAATTAAAGGATGGATGTTTAAAGATGTAGATGACCCTGTCGGTAATATATTTTATATTGACCAGAACTTTAACGCTGTAGATATTATTAGCGGGTATGAAGGTATGAAAGACGAGAATTCACCTACTGAATCATTTGAACTATCCGGATCACCTCATATTACAGATATATATTTTAATGGTGTTAAGATGTTCGATGATGTAACTCTTACATCATCACAGGTAAGTACTACTAGTGCCGGGACTGTTTTATTAAATGGTGTCGGATTTGCTAATACCGAGACAGTTTTATTCAGTGCTTCTAATAGCAGTATGTATAATTCACTTACATCGCTTTCTGCTACTACAAGACAGCCGGCAATATCTGGTCAATCTATACCGTTTACAATTGTTAATGATAATGCACTAACCTTCCCATTACCTATATTATCAGGCGGTGCTGGTGATGTTAGATTTATACCCTATAATAAAGCCGGTTACTCATTTAGTGATTCAACTTTAGAGACTGAAACATTTAGCGGGAACTCAACCTTTATAAAGATAATTTCTTAATTAAATATTAATAGACCATGGCAGACGATAATAAAAGATCATTTTTTAATTCAGGTATTTTTAAAAATATTACTAATAAACTACCATATCAAACTCCTAACGCGAATGAGATTATTGGTAACTTAAATCCTAAGTATGAAGTTTTTCAAGACACTGGAGTAAAGAGAACTGAAGCTTTAGCCGGTCAATCAGTACTATATAATAATGATTATAATAATGTAGCACCTGGTCAATTCGGAACTGAAACTCAATATGCTGAGTTAGTATATGCTAATATTGAAGAAAATAAAGGTGGGAGACTTCGCGATTATAGAATTATGGCATCTTTTTCTGAAATAGCTGATGCTCTGGATGAAATTTGCGATGAAGTTGTTAATAAAGATGAGAATGGGAAGATAGTTAATTTAGATTTTAGAGATACAATTTTAGAAGATAGTGATAAAGGTAAGATAACTGCTGAGTTTGACAAATATATTAGCTATTATAATTTAGAGAAAAAGGGTTTTGAATATTTTAGACAGATGTTAATCGAAGGAGAAGTTTTCTTCGAGCATATTATACATAAGAAGTATACTGATGAAGGTATTCTTGGAGTTGTACATCTACCATCTGATCTCGTAGATGCTGTATATGATAATATTCAGAATATGCTTATTAAAGGCTTCATATTACGTAAGCCAGTATTCGATCCTAATAAGCCAAATAAAGTTGAGAAAGTTGAGCTTGTACCAATGGATGATAATCAGATATCATATGTTAATTCAGGTATATGGAACCAAGATAAAACTTTTAGATTACCGTTTATAGAAAATGCGCGTAGAGCATATCGTCAATTATCTCTAGTTGAAGATAGTATTGTTATATACCGGCTAGTTAGAGCTCCAGAGCGTCTAGTGTTTAATGTAGATGTCGGTAATATGTCTCCGCCAAAAGCTGAAGCTTATCTTAGAAAGCTAATGCAATCGTATTGGTCGAAGAAGACATTTGATGTTAACCAATCTGGAGCTGTTCAAAAATTTAATCCTCAATCAATGCTCGACTCTTTCTGGTTCGCTAAGAGAGCTGGTTCAGAGGGTACTAATGTTACACAGTTACAAGGAGGAGCTAATTTATTC